AAATCGAGTTGTCCTCCTGAATTATTTGTTGGATTCAAGAAGAAATGCGGTTTTTGGGATGCGGCTATGAGATCCACAGTGAGAAAATTTCTTTCCACAGTGATGTCATCATAACCAGACAACGGATTATAAGATACAAGAGCACGACCATAGTGAAAGCTTGTGCCACTGATGACCATTTTGACATGCAATTTGCTCCTGTAGAGTTCGAAATTGGCGATCTTCTCCCTAACACGAGGGTCATTGAGAAAGAGAGCCCAGGGATTGAGTCTCTCGAAGAGAGGCTGTCCAACTGTCCAGCGGTACTCTCCAATTCTAGTTGGCCTGCCGAGAAACGACCCGAGCGAGGCATCTGAAGTGCTACTCAAATTCATGGTAGCGTCCATTCCGGAACCGATTGAGGTGGTCCATCCAGGGTCCTGTTCTTGGAAATTGGTGATCTCAGCCGTCATATTGGCTACACCTTCCTCCTGAATAGTGCCTAAAGCTCCAGATTGGGGTACATATAATGTTTTATGAATATTGTAAAAATTAGTAATGCGATTTGTTGATAAGGGTCAGATACATGCATCATTGCACCTGCCTATTTGCACTTTTGTTTGTGGGGCTATTAACCACTGTTACTAAATAGTAACTCGCATGTTCGCGTCATTCTTGTCTCATAAAAGCAGTCTGCCTGCATGGTATGTGCTAGACCATACATAACATCTGTAATCAGTCATGAGTTCGGTTTTGGTTTCATTGTTGTAACGACGACACTACCGCAGCGCCTCCGGATCTTTTAACGACATACCAGGTCGGATGGAAGATCTACAGAGCGATCTTGATGTTGTCGAGGAAATCAGCTATCTTAGCTGGAAAACGGGGTTCCCCAAAACATTCAACAAGTTCGAATCCGTATTCTGTGTATGTCACCCCATAAATTGTCATGTCAGGGCGACTGACCTCCAAGATTTTTGAATACTTGATGGCCTGTTCTTTAACTTTTTGGGCATAGCAACCGCCTCTGCCTACAACACGTTTACATTCAATAACGAGGAATACACCCTCATACATATAAAGGAGATCTCCACAGCCGATGTTAGAATCGATCACATGGTATTCTTCCTTGAACGGTTTACCGAGTACTTCCTTGACTCGGTTACATAAAATAGTCTCATCGCTGACAGCCGAAGTTGCATGGCTGTTTTGTGACTCAACTAACTCGACAACGGTTGGGATGGAAAAATCTTCATCGAAATATTCTTCGATTGCCCTTTTTGTTAGGACGAGTTTTTCCTCCCGAAATGGATCCGGCGAGCGATTATTTTTCATACACTTGTAAAAAGTGTGGAGCTGTTTCAAATTTCTTTTAGAGATATATTTGAGAGCCCATTTTTCGGGATCGAATGACTTCTTTCCCATTTGAGGAACGTACTTGTGTTTCCACTGTTCCGCTCTGTCATCAAAATCATCGTCCAAGGTACGGCAAAACAAATGGGCTTTTTCAGCTACGATCTTCATTTGTTCCCGTCTTTTCTCGAAAACTTCACGTCCGTGGAAAAACCACTCGCGCAAAGCTCCATCAACATTTTGGCCACATACCTCAAGAGGTGTGGCTTCCTTAGACTCAAGAATAGAATGCAACGACTTAAAAATAGAAGATTCATCGAGCACTCCAACAAACATACCCAAATCCTCATCATACCTATCTTTCCGCTTCAAAAAATCAGCGTCATATCTAGACATGAAAGGAACGGGATCCGATTCTTTGTCAGGCATGGTAAAAACCATATCATTAGCCTTCAATGTATTGGCCATAGAAACATGGTTGAACTTGTCATATCCCTGTCGAACAGACCCTTTAGCATCATCGCCGTAGGTCATAAGGGTAACCAAGTCTCTGAAAC